TGAAAAAACTGACCAACTCCTATCACTGCAGTAGTTGACTCTGGTGTATGTGGTAAAGTTTCGTCTCCGCTATAATCTACTAATGTATAAGAAAACTCATATATACCTTCAGGAAATCCACCAGCTGGTATAGTATTGTCACTAGATTTTTGCAATATAGTTCCGCTAGCATGTTCAGTTACAGTTGTATCTCCAAATCCTCTGATGACAGTTAGTTTTTGTATATTGCCATTTGTTGTATCTGTATTAGAAATAATTTTCATAGCTTCGCTACCTAGATAAATAACGTCATCTGCTTGTATATCACTATTACTACCTATATCAGCAGCGCTAGCTGCCATTGTTACAAAAAAGCTAAAGCTATCTGTTTTTACAGAATCATCTGCAGAATCTGCTGGGTTAGCAGTTACGATTATATTCTGACTACTTTGCTGTATATTACTTAAATTTGTTTGCACAGGAGATGAATTAAAACCTAATCTAAATTCACCAGCTGTACCAGGATTACTTAAACTTACTGTAGTTTCATCTTCTATAGCTTCAAAAATATCATCTGTAGTAGAAGCAGGTGCAGCGTCTCCTCTAATCCATGCAGAATCTATTGCATCATTAAATCTTGGTTTACCCTCTATAAGTTGTATAGATTTTTGTGTAAAACTACCAGAAGTATCTACTCTTTTCCTATCTGCTACATATAACACTCCATCAACATAGTAATATATTGGTTCAAAAACACCATCAGAAACACTAGCTATTGAATTGTTATCTGTTGGATTAAAATTATTATCGTTTACTTCTGCAAAAGCTGTTAAGTCAGTACGACCACCTCTGTAATCTCTTCTTAAAAATTTTAAAGCAGTATTGTCTGGATATGCTATAATCTCTGTAGCTGTCTGTGAAACTGCTCCTGTGCCATCAGATATGTCAAACTCGTGGTTAAAAAAGAAAGCACCAGTTCCTTGAGCATTTGTACTAACTCTAGTTATAGTATTACTAGTATGAGACCTGTCTAAATTATCTGATTGAGATTCTATTAATCCTGGATTAGATAATATACAATTATCTGATAATTGAACTTGATTAGGTAAAATATCCCTAGGAGAGGACTTTGTATTTAGTCCTCCACTAAAGTCATTTAATGTAAACATTTGTTTAGGCACTTTTCTTTACCTTCTCAAAACTACGCATTCCTCCAAGACCTAAGAGTCCCATTAAAATTGTAGTCAAAGTTGTCATATCAAACTCTGGTAATATTACATTGTGACCAAAAGCACTTAATATAAATGCTAACATTGGTTGCATCACAAAATGATAGCCTAATGCAAAAGAACAAATCCAACCTACTGAAGGTCTCCATCCGCTTTTAAATAAACTATCAGAGCCAGCTTCTACTTTGTTTACTTCTATTTGAGCCTTATTAATTTCCATAATTAAGTTTGCTTTTTCTTCTTTATCTAAAGTAAACTTGTCAACGTGACCAGCTACTTTATCAATAATGCCTGCAACTACATTTAGTTTAGGCATGTTCCACATAAACAATCACAGTTCATAATTGTCCTCCTACCATTTTACTTTATTAGCCCAATAAGCAGCACTCATCTTACCCTTGGCTATGTTTCTTCTATGTCGTGCTTTGAAACTTTTACGTTTCATTTTAATTCTTCTTGATTCACCTTTTTTAGGTTTACCTGCAGTTTTAGCTCCCTGTTGTCCAAACCTTATAGTTTTAATCTTATCGCCTTCTTTAGCTACAACTATGTGAGATTTTTTTGGGTGATTGGGTGTTCTTTTAGGTTTGTTGAAACCTGAAACTCCAGCCCTAGCTAGTCTTGGGTCTTTTTTACTTTTTCTTTTTGCGGGCATTTTGTCTCCTAATACTTTCTTTACCTTTTTTAAAAATACTTACTACCGTTTTTTTACCCATAACTTTTGCTCTTTGTTCTCCGACTGTAAGTATTTGTATTTTTCTTGCAAAAGGTTTTCTTATTTTTTTTACTCTAGCTACTGTTGCTCTAGCATCTTTAGGTGTTGCAAATCTAATTCTTACTGTGTCTTTTGGATTTTCGTCAGTATATAATCTTCTGCCACTACCTTTAGGTTTTTTTCCAGTCCCTACTTTAGGGTCTCTTTTTTTCCTAGGCATTATTTTTTATTTTTAGCAGCAGGCTTAGTAGCACCCTTACCATTTTTTTGGTTCATTTTATTTAAAAGCTTAAAATCTGCTGCAGTAATTTTACCAAATGGTCTTGCTACATCTATGTTTGCTTGTTTTCCTTTTAATCCTGGCATGTTATCTCCTTAATATATTAACCAATTAAATCCAACCTTAGATTCATAAGATTGAACATCATACATATTTAAATATCTTCCTTCTAAAAATACTCCAAACTTATTAGTAAGTTTCCAACCATAGACTAGACCTAAATCATAATCCATACCATTTTCTGCTACATCATAATTAAATGAATAATCAGACATACCTTTTGTTATTGGATATGCAGTAGCCCATAAGTGAAACCAATTCTTAGGTGTATATTTATAATAGTCTGCACCAACACTTAAAGATAATTCATTTTGATACCCTAAGTCTTTGGCATATTCCTCATTATATTCTCTTACAATCCTACCATATATTTGATTATAAAACATATCATCTGTATTTGCTACAAGATTGCCTTCAGCATCCCACCATAGGTAATCATAGTATTCATATCCATATTGAGTATATTGTTGCTCAAAAGAATCTGTATATCCATAAAAATAAGCAAATTCCCAAAATGGAATATACTCACTAGTATCTATACCTTGTTCGTCCCACCATAAATCAATAGGTCTAAAGTCTAAATATGCAGGGTGGCTTCTACCTGCAACTCCTAATGATAAAGCTAAGTCACCAAAGTTTTTCTTAAATCTCATATCTAAAGCCGCAAACTCTACATCTTCTAACCCTCTTGAATCATAGTTTAATTTTATAAGAAACTTATCTCCTAAGTATCTAAGCATATATTGTTCGTTAACAAACTCTTCTCCAAACTCTTTGTGGTCTGAGTACTCTATCACGTATTCCCAACCAGTAATATTACCAATGGCAACGCTTTCGTTAATCGGTGCTTCTTTACCAGTATACCAAACCTCTGGTTTATTTTCGTAGCCAAATCGTGCTAACTTTCTAATACCAAAAGTCATAACTGTGTGGTCATCTAATTCTTCTTGAAGTTCTTGTAATTGTCCACCAGATACTTGGTATTGTAGTTCTTTTGTTACTGGACTGCTAAAACTATACGCACCATATATTGTACTAAACTTAAAAAAGTCTTGTGCATATGAAAAACTAAGTAATAGTAATCCTACTAATATTTGTTTGTAAAACAAACTTAAATAATACATCATTGGAATCTCCTTAACATTATTTTATCTATTTCATTTTTAATTTCTTTTTTAATCTTATTTTCGTCTAAATTAAAAGACAAACCAGCTTCAAATCTTTTTATTTCTTTACCATACTCAAACATAATAATAGTTGGAACAGATTTTATATTCCACTCATTAGCTATAATAGCTCCATATTGTTTATTATCTATGCTAGCATTAAATACTTTACAGTTTTTTAATTTACTTAAATCTAAATTTGCTGACGCATTCCAATCAGCGTTTACTTGTATAATAACACAGTCATCTTGACTTAGTAATTGTACTTGCTGTAAATCTTTTAGTTTAGATTGAGAGTGTAATGGCGTAAGCCACAAACACAACCCAACTAACCAAAAGATACCATAATATAAGTTCATCTTGATACCTCATTTTTGCATCATCATACGTTCAATATTTTTAACATCTTCACGCATTTCTTTCTGCTGTTCTTTAATTTCTTGTACATCTTTTTCTGTTTCTAAAATAGTATTTCTAATCATTTGGTCTTTTAAATCATACTCTGTTCTACCTATTGGTGGTTCTGGTAATTCTTTCGCTTCTTTAATATCAGCTTGCAAAGTAAACCACATACCAACAACCATAAAAATAGTAACAGCTAACGATATTAACGTCTCTAAACTAAATGTAAATTTACTATCTTTGCTAACTTCTGTTGCCACTTTATTCT